ATAAAGGCAGGGGGTGTCATTTTCGGGACCCCCTCCCCCTATCAAACATTATCCTTACGGTGTACATTAAAGTAAACATGAGCACGAATAATGTTTAAAGTCATAATAATCTCCTGAATTATGTATTAGCTGATGCTGTTGTATAAGAATCAGCAGTTACTTTTATGTATTGACCAAGAAAATCGTATTCAATAACTTTATCGATTGCTCTTTGAAACTCTTCTTCTTGTTCAAATTGCATCATTGAAGATGTATAATTTGCATTTCTTGCAATCTTTCCACAAGTGTTGTAACCACACATAACATCATAAACAAACCATTGTTTAAAGTCTGTGAAAGGATTGTAAGGATTGTCAATTGTTGTTAATAAACATTGTTTCGTCAATTACTTTGCTCCTTTCAAATACTTAGAAACAGCACTTGTAGATAAGCCCACTTTTTTAGCTATTTCCTCCAATGTATAGTTACTATTAGCAAGGGCCTGTATTCTAGTCTTCTTAGCTTCTGTAACAACAGTAGTAGTTCTAGGAGTAGCCCTTTCTCTAACCTTGTCTATATCGGTGTTATTAAGAATTCGCTTTAATATAGTCTCTGATATAGCGCCTGCCTGTATGGCTTCCCATTCTCTATCAGTAATCTCTATATTACGCTGTTTTCTTGTAAGAGCACCTACTTCTGCACGACTCGCTGTCATGGCCTGGGTGCCTATTTTCTGGAGGTCCTTCTTACTCAAAGAGGGGTCTGCGGCACTCTTCTCCTGGAGGGTCACATTTGCCTTTCGAAGGGCGGCTCTTTCCAGAACGGTGTTCTTCTCGGCATCATGAAGTTTATTCATAAGAGAATCGTACTCGGCCTGATAAACTTTCTTAGCCTGAGCATCGTGTTTGATCTTGGTGGTCTTTAGCATTTCGAGACGGGCCTCATTACCGAGGGACTTCATACTATTCGCATAGTCGGCATACAGAAGTTCCATAGGGTGTCTGTGTGTGGATACCAGTTTATAAGCGTCGTCGGCCTCGGCCATACGAGTACTCTTCTGTGTCCTAGACTTACCTTTATAGGTAAGAGTGCCGTCCTTACTTTTGAAGGTCACATTACCGTCGGCGTCCACTATAGGATCACCCGGGTCATACTTAGCACGGGCTTCCGCATCATCTGCCCGGAAGGTAATCTTTTTATAGCCCCGGCCTTCTTTCTCAGTAGTGGTGTAGGTAAAGGTCTTGGTCTCCTTATCGTACTGACGAACAGGATAGTATACATCATCGGCTACCTTATAGATCTTGGCTCCTAATGGTTTAGTAGGATCATAGAACTCGTTGGGTCTGCCATTAATCTCTGGTACATTGATTCGATAAGTACCCTGTCTTTTCAGCACAGACTCTTCACCCTTAGCTCTAGATACTAATGTACCAGCACCGCCATATCTTCCGTTCTCTTTCTGCTGGAATTCTTTCTTAAGAGCATCAATATTGTTTTCGATCTCTGATCTCTTGTAATCCAGCTTATGCTTAGCGGCATCAATAACGACCATTGAGTGCTTAACTGCACGGGCGAGCTTATCATTACTAGCACCTTGAAGAGTCATGTCGGTAATCAGATTCGAGATAACACCCATTTCTTTCTGAGTGCTGTCGATCTCAGTACCATCAGCTCTCTTGTACTTCATGTATGTCATGCCCGGTACTTCGGCATATGCAGTCTTAGGATCAAAGTCCTTAAGTTCATCAAGCGGTTTCTGATTCTGAATTCTAACCTTACCAGCGGCATCGTGAGTCGGAATACACATTACTGTATCACCATCAAAGTCAGCACCCGACAACAGATCCGCGATGTGTTTATTAATACCAATCGCATCTGGTGAGTCACTACCGATAACCTGCTGAGCAAGTTTATTCTTATTGTTTACGGTAAGAATAGGTATCTCGAATGTACCACCATGAGGATACCGAACAAGCGCAAGCTTAGTACCAGTCTCATAACGAGGGGCATACACTTCTCTATCGGTCAAGGTATTAATCGGAATGATTACATGATACTTCTGACCCGGAAGTGCTGCTGCCTGAAGATTAACTGCTGCGCCATCACAACTATCTGCAAACTTCTCAAGAAGATGTTTCTTTACGGTTGGATTCTCTAGCTTACAGATCACATCGAACTCGTCATACTTGTCGGCTTTGGCAAGGTTTAGCTGCTTCTCAGCAAGATACTTAGACTGCTTGGATAAGAACTGGGATGGCAACGCGTCCTTCCATTCAGTCCAATCACCTTCAAGTTTAGTCTTATTTATAAGACCTAACTTGACATTACCATCATCGTCAGTGTATTCATTCTGTCCTCTAGGAGAGATAAGAGCTCCGAACGGATTGTCTTTATCTTCTTTGATAGGCTTCAGAACTTCATACAGTGATTTATCTCGAGTCTTGTTGGTATTGAACATAACATCGACACCATCTGGAAGATTGTCTGAGTACACAGCCATACCTTTGATGTAGTGTGTACCATCGACAAGAATACGAACCTGTGAATAGTTATCACCACTCAAAGATAAGTCTTTAACACCTCTTCGAATCTCGACAACGCCATCTTTATCAATACCCTTAAAACCATCAGGACCTACATCATCTGCATAACGAATCTGCATTCTTTTAGAATCGAGACTTTCAGGGTATTTGAATGTCCTGAACTCGCCAGTTTCTTCGCTACAAGTAAAATCCTTAATCGATGCGATTTTGTCAAGATTATAGATTTCACCGTGCTTAGTTCCAGGCTTACACAGAACCAACTGATTAGTCTGCTGACCACCAGCATTGATCTGCTTTACACCACCTGCATAGACTTCATATCCTTCGCCACGAAGCTTATACAAAGCAGTGTCTAACTTCTCTCTACTAACTCGCAGATGTTTTTCAACGTCTTTACCAATGTCGACCATTCCGGTCTCATCAACACGAGCCTTAAGGAAATCATATGTATTTTTTACTTCACGCATCTTAGCGTCAGATCTCTCATTTTCAAGGGAACGAACAGTAGACTCATTGATTCCAAGTCTACGAGCAATCTCACTTCTATTGGTGATACCATCGTCACGCAAAGCTCTGATCTTCTCGATCTGCAGAACTCTACGCTCATAATTGGCCCATGCAACTTCGGCTCTGTAGTCTTTAAGAGTCACATGTTCTCCGAACTCTTTCTTGATGTTTTCAGATGTTGGAGTCCAGCCTTCTTTCTTGAGTCGCTCAACTCTAGCCACGAAATCTTCGTTATGCTGATAGCCATTGTCCCCTGATCCCCAGGGGTATCGTCCACTGCGGCGCGGCATACCATAATGGTAGAGTTCAAGATCTTCCTGAACGATATTCATGTCTAACCCTCCTCTTCTTCAAGTCTTTCAAGCAACTTATTCAGATGGATGATTTTGTCCATGATAGGTAATACGTCTTCAGCAGTTGGATGCTCGACGACAACCTCATCGTTCTGATAAAGTCTTAATTCCATGTCGATCTCGCCAGGCTTGATTTTATACTCCAAACAAAAAAGAGCAGCATATACTAATAGCTGCCTCATTGATGCTGGAGTTTTACCTGTTTTGAGATCGTGTATTCGCAGTAGGTTATCTCTAAAAGAGATAGCATCTGCAGTACCGAAGAATCTCGGTGAATAAAATAAAACAACCTCTGTATCCATCTTGAACCCTATAGCGTCGTTTACGAACGCATATAAAGTCTTTTTGGATCGAGGTTGCTTGATTCCTAAATCAATAGTATCTTTAGCCCACTTGTGTAACTTAGTTCCGAGCTCTGCTGCTCTTCGGTTACGGTAGACTTCGATTGCTTTCTCATCATCGTAGTTAAGCCAACTTGCCTGACTCGGTGTGAATGGAGCATGAAGTCCATCAAGTTCCGAATGTCTTGCGAATCTCATCTAAAACTTCCTCCTTGTTTTCTGGATATATAAATCGAGAAAATGACATGTTGTTCATCTGCTCGACATAATACTCTTGGTTCGGTCGTCTAGCGGCATTCGCGCTCCTCTTACATTCGAGGCTAAACCATTTATCCTTAAAGAGAACTAATAAGTCAGGAATACCCTGAATCTGCTCCATCTTAAATATCATGCAGCCGGGAAGTATCTTCATTAGTTCTTTTCTTAATGAATCTTGAAATCCACTTTCTTTTTTAGTACTTCTCGCCATATTAGCTCTCCCTATAAAGACATAAGTCAAGAATAAAAGAGGCTTTATTTCCTCTCATAAAAGGGGGTGTTTTTTTCGCGAATTTTTATGAACAATTTAAAGATCTGCACCGCAATGTTTGCACATCTTACGCCTAATCATGTTAGGAAAGCCCGGCCAATACTCGCTGTTCATATAAGTGCTAGACTGCTTTCCGCAAATAGGACACTTCTCCATAGACATCTCTGCTTCCAACTCGGTAATCTGCTTCTGCTCATCATAAACCCATACGTATCCCATAAATTTAATCCTCCTTAAAATTACATTAAAAATAAAAAGAGCCTGAGTTTTTTTTTCACCCAAGCTCTTTTCTTAACTATTCCTCTGTGATTAATATCTGTAGTTCGAAACCGATTTCGCCACGAATAACGGATAGTTCGAGCCTGTCTACTATATCTATATACATAGCATTGTATTCTTCGCCTTTATAATCCGTAAACCGGTCGCGATAGTCCACGCCCAACTTGTCATAGAACAGTCTGTATATATCAAATTCATACACAGGTTCTGTTACACAAAAACCTTTCATTAGTCGTTTGTATCGCCTATACATTTCCATACGTAATTCATAAATGGCAATGCCTACCTCATGCACAGTAGATTTAAAACATATTCCGAATACAGGCTCGTAAAATAAATCTTGTTTCTCCTGACATACGATTGTATCGTCCATATAATCACTCTCCTTTCATTATAGAAGGTGTTTTTCTCGCTACTCCTTAAAATATCTAAAATCGTCTGCACTACAATTGAGAGCTTTGGCTATCTTGTCAATGTGATAACCACTCGGTGTAGATTTACAAGTCATATACAAACTAAGCATCTGTTCGCTAATACCGGTATCCCACGACAACATCCTCTGAGTAACACCTCTAGACCGCATAGCTGTTTTTAATCGACGAGCAAATTCGAATCGATACTCGTATTCTGTCATTTTGTTTGGATCTCGCGGTAAGAACCGTACAGTACCTGAAATATCATCATACAGATTCTCCCCATCCTTATCTTTGTAAATCATTTGATTCGGACCAGCATATCTATAATCGCTAGTTCCTTCGTCTCCGAACTTCTTTATGAAATTGCGGATTATGTAATCGGTGAGTTTTCGTTCCATAAAAACCTCCTTAATTATTTTTCTGCTACAAAAATTGCAAAAATTTTCACATTGTTATTTTTTTTTTATTTTAACGATTATTATAATATATTTTAATTTTCTCCTTTTTACAAAAAAAATAAAATATTTAAAAAAATGCGAATTATTGTAGCAGAAAAAATCATTTTTAGCCCATTTTTCTCGATTTTAGCCAAAAAACGTATTTAATCTGCTACAAAAAATAATTAATCTGCTACAAAAAATAATTAATCTGCTACAAAAAATAATTAATCTGCTACAAAAAATAATTAATCTGCTACAAAAAATAATTAAT